TATAGAGGGTAATATGGCAGCCTTGGAGTTGGGAAGTTTTGATAGCACGCCCTTTGAGACATCTGAACAGGTGATGGCAGTTATTGAAGAAGTTATACAAGAGCTTAGGGGCAGGCATTGGGGAACACAATAGGTCACTACGTCAGTGGTATGATATAAAATTAGCCAAGACGCAAGAAATGTATGTGCGACTCATTAAGAGCCTGTCATCCAATTCCATGCGCGAGGCCCCTTTCGCAGTGTTGTTGTATGGTGCTAGCTCTGTTGGCAAGTCATCTTTGGCTAATCAATTGATGAAGTGCTTATTGCAGGCGTGTGGGTATGCATCTACTGCACACCATACAACTGTGCTTAACCTAGCTGATAAATACCAATCGGATTATAGGCCGCAACACAGTGGAATCATCTTAGACGATATAGCCAATGCGAAAGCAGACAAATCGACAGTCAATCACACTCAGCTGGTCATAGATCTTATTAACAATATTCCTAAGGCCGCTCTTCAAGCTGAGGCTGAAAAGAAGGGCCTTGTCATGCTGACGCCCAAGATCGTTATTGGCACGACAAATGTTAAGGACATCCAGGCCAGTGTGTTTTCCAATGAACCTTTCTCTATTGTTAGGCGATTTGCATATACTCTGACTGTCAATGTTGACCCTAGATATGCTAATAAGGATGGAACCCTTGATTCCTCCAAAGTTCCTGCTGGTAGTGCTGTTGATGTGTGGGAGATCAAAGTTGAAAAAGCAGTGGGTGCGACAATTGGTGGAAAACGACTCTATCGTTACGAGCCTGTTCTTTCGGGAAACTTTGTTACAGTCGCAGCCTTTCTTAGGGATCAGGCTCGGGCTCACGCTACACGCCAGCGCAATCTGGTGGCCTCCAATGTTGCACTCTATGATGAGGATTTGTGTGAACATATGATGTTTGCCAATTTGTGCCAGGAATGTATGCCCGTTGAGTATCAGTCTGGCATTGTGTCGGGTTGTTCAAGTTTGGCTCTTATTGTCTGGTTTGTCGATTTGGTGCCGTGGCGCTTCCTCAATTTCCTGCTGTGGAGCAATTTAGGCTTAATCTCCAGCTTTTTACTGTATGGCTCTATTCTCTCTGTCTTGATTCCCTTCCTTAATTCCAATTTTGTGCTTTTGATTTTTTCTTTCATTTTTGTTGGTTTTTGTCAACTTGCGGCTATGGCTCTAGCACGATCTTATCTGGTGGGTACTGCACTTGGTTTTTTGCGGTTGCGTCAGTTTCTGCAGCGGCAGAAGAAACCGTTGTTTGTGTTTAGTGTTTCTATACTGGCCGTCTTGTCCACTCTGCGTATCCTTCGAACATTTTGTGGATCTTATCAAGCAGTTTCGGAAGGGAGTGTGCCCGTTAAAGATTCAGTACCACGTGAAGATTACTGGAAAAAGGTTGTTAAAATTCCATTACCAGTATCTGAGTCTTCGCG